TTGCTTCGCAGTGTGTTTTAAGATTTGCTATATCTTCTACTGTTATATCTATTACCATAATTTCCTTGTTTAATTGTTGTTGTATACATTATAAACATAGATTACATATTATTGTCAATAACATATTTTTTAAATAAATCTATAGGTATTAGACAGGCTTTCTTAGTTTGATTATCCCCATCACCAAGTATGTCCTGAACCGTAATATTGTTTAATAAAATACACTCTAATATTCTTTTAGGCTTTATCCATAAGTTTTCTTTACCAGTGTGTATGATCCAGTAGTCAGCCTTGGTAGATAACAATGCAGATGGTTTACCAAACATATAGAGTTCAATAATTATATTTCCTGTTTCTTGGCTCTTGTAGTCAACCTTAACCTCTACTTTTAGATCTTTTTCTGGAATGAATATATCGTAAGGTTTAAACTTTCCTGGTATTAGAACAGCACTAGGATACTTTTTATGAATTGATTTTAAGATCCTGTTCTCTAACTCTTGCCCAGTTAGAAGATCTTTTTTAAAAGCTCTACTCGAACTTGTGTTTGATTTCTGCGTAGTCATTTTCAGACATTATTGACTGCACTGATATGTCATTAAACTTATGTTTTGACTGAATTATCTTGTTCAATAATGCTAAACATTTATGATCTTGTGGGTACATTTCTGACTGATGGGTTGCAACCTGTGTGATTCTTTTTATCACATCGCCAACAGTAAGATTGTCTATTGTTTTCAATTTTTGTAATTCCCTCCATCTATCTTCTTGAGAAGATACCTGCCGTATTTTATAACCTTCAGCGGCATTTTTTATATTAATAATTTTTCTTTTGATCTCTGACAGCTTATGCCATTGGCGTATTTCGTCCTCGTGTCTGCCACAAGTTTTACATCTAATATCGCCTAATGTTGTTGAGCATACTCCGCCATTACAGGGTGAACCTGATAGGGATGACTCCCCTTGTACAGATGAGAGCCTCTCAGAACCTGAGAGACTCTTTTCTAATTTTGCATTCATTTGCTTTCTTTAGGTGAACCAGCTCCGTTTGTGTTCTCTGTATCTGATTCTATCGCATCTTCAGCTTGTTGTACAACTGTGTACTTCTCTGGAAGAAGGTTTGTAAGTTGACTTTGATCAACTTGATTACCTAGCTGTACAAGCCTTACAATTTCAGTAAGCAAAGGCATAATACTATTTGAATGAAAGTTTAAAACATTCAAACGATTAACCGCTTCTTTAGATAGGCTATCGACTTCATACTCTCTAGCCTCTCCATCTACGTTTAAGGTGATATTTTTTACAGCCTCTTCACCACCAGGCGTTACAATTTTACCCATATTTCCTCCTAGAAAGGTAAGTCATCTTCCGTAATGTCCTTTGGGAACACTTCATTAGATTTTGGTTTTACACTCTGTGCTTCTTTGGGTGTTAAAGCAAAGCTTAAAGCAGGTGCTTTATCTGGTGCACCTGGAGATCTTCTCCACGCACTAACCCAAAAATCTGCTCCGTTTACATTAAGCTCTCCCCTGAAGTCAGGATGTTTTTCAGTTTCTTTTTTATCGTTTTTCCAAATCGCACCGCGATTGGTATTATCATATTCTGCCATTTTATTTCTCCTTATCAGCCCAGTCATCTAAAATCTTGTTAACCATATAGGCAACCTTACGATCATAAAATCTATGACTATCCTTTTTACTGGCAGACACTAGTTTATCGTAAGTAGACTTATTAATCCTTGAGCTAATTGATTTTTTTTCAGTTTTATTAATACTCATTTATTCCTCCAGTAGTTTGGTATAAATCCTGGTATCGCCCTCTGACCTATAGCCTTCCATAACATCAAAAGGTATATCTTGATCTTTTACCAATCTGGCGTAGTTTATTCGACCCCTAGCTTGTGTCATATGACATTTCACTCTCGAGGTACTAAATGCTCCTCCGTGCCTTTTCACAGCTTCGGCTGAAAGTTCTTTCTTTCTTTTATCAAGCAAGATTTTCCTTTCGTTGAGCTCATTTAGTTCGGTTAATACATCTGCAAGCTCTGATGTTTTATCATCATCATCTACAGATTTATAATTGACTCCTGGTTCTTCCTTTGTCTCTGACCACATAGCAATATACTTGGGATCCTTAGATGCATCTTTGTACCAGTCCATAAATTGTTTTGCTTTTGGTATGTATATCTCTGCCCATCTAGGGTCTCTTTCTACCCATTCTTGATAGTGTTCATTCTCATACCATTGAAAGAACAACATCTCATCTATATCCATACACTCCATGCCCATTTGCATTTGATGCCAATAGTTTCTTTTTTGTTCTTTAACATTTTTTACTGGTTTGGTCTGCGGGCATTTAATTTCAACAGCAGAAACTTTTCCATTTCTACCAGAAACAATAACCCCATCTGGAGACATGCCCAACCAATCATGCTCAGGATGTACAACAAAAGATGGCTGGGTTATTTTATATCCCATGTTTTTAAGTTGCTCCAAAGCTACTGGCTCATGGTTACTACCATAGGTGATTGCATACATAGCTCTTTGATCAAAAGGGTCTTGAGATAAATTGTGAGCCTCTCTGTATATATCTCTACCTAAAGCCTCCCACTGATCTCCCTTTGCCCACATACACTCTTTAACAGCACGAGGTAGCCTTGTACCAGTTATTCTATTTTTTCTCTGATCATGCCATTCAGGTGTACCTTGCTTAATCATTCTTGTACACCTTTGTGAATGCTAAAACTAATTGTTTTTTTATTTCATCATCACCGCTCAAGTTGGCAACCTTTTCATACTTCTTATATATTTCTTTGGCTTTTTCCTTGTTTGCACATGCCTTTATTTCTTTAGTAAAGTCATCAACCATTACAGCAGACTCATCTACTTCTTCAGCGGGTGCTCCTTGATCAACGCCCTCAAGCTCTGGCTCCACAACACCTTCAAAAGGCACGCAGAAAGTTTCAAGTAAAGCATTACGATATGCAAAAGATCTTGCAGATTCTAAATCTTTACCTTGTTGTGATTTACTATGCCCAACATAAGACCTGTCTACATAAGACCCATCTTCAGTAGATATAAATCTCAAAGTTCCAACAACTCTTGTTAGTGTTGATCTTGCATCATCTAAGAATTTTGTTGATACTTTAAGATCTGGTTGGACCAAAGTAAGTATATTGTTATCGTGCAGTGGTTTAGAAAAAGATTGTATGATCTGATCAATCCCTCTGTACTTATATTTTTGAAATGTATTTACTCCCTCTTTTGCAATTGGGTTTTGATACATATAGTTTTGCACATTTTTAAGTGCTGTATATATTTTTTGATTACTCATAAAAACCTCCTGCATGAATTGTAAACTTTTAATAAATTAAAAACAATACTTTACAATGATTTATATTTAAAGTTAATATACGCAAGTGAGGGAAAAATATGTCGCTTGAATACATTACAAAAGTTTTACGGGTTGAAGTAAATTCAACACAGAAACTATTGCTAATTGTTTTAGCTAATTATTCTGATGAGTTTGGTACTTCATACCCCTCCCATAAAAAGTTGACTGAACTTACTGGGCTCTCCCTCACAGCTATCAAAGACAATCTAAAAAAACTAAAAGACATGGGTTATATAGATTGGGATCGTAGAGATAATACAAGCAATTTATATAAAATATTAGGGGGGTCGGCAGACGGCTATGGGGGGTCGGCAGGTGGCTACAATACTAAAGCTTATACTAAAAATGAATTTATATTAGATATTGATTTGATAAATGAGATTTATAAAAGCAAATGTGATCAATCATTTTATGTACATTCACAAAATGCACACAAGTATGTTGTTCCATATAAAAAACTAAAAGAGATAGCTAAATCCAAGAAGGGTTATGTCTCGCCTAAAACGGGGAGAAAAATAGATTTTACATCAAAAGAATTTTGGGAAGCTTACTTTGATATAGCAAACTCAGAGGGTCACAAGAAATGGATAAGATCTTTTTGGAATGGGAAGCCTACACTTGGAACCATGTTAGGCATAAATCAATT